AGCAACATTATGATCTGCGTCTGTTAAGGCTTTGGCTGCTTCTGCACCAACAATAGTGTTACGAATGCCCGTAGTAACTGCGGCTCCTGCTTCAAAACCAACTGCTGTATTAAAAGTATCTGTAGCTGTTGTGAAGTTTTGTGAAAATAAAGCATTTGTACCAATAGCAGTTGTTCTACTACCTAACGTATCCGTTGTTAAAGCACTGACACCTAATGCAACATTATAGTCAGCATCTGTTAAAGCATCACCAGCATTAGTTCCTACAATAGTGTTGTTTACGCCTGTAGTCATAGCAGCAGCAGCAGACTGACCCACGGCAGTATTCTTAGCCCCACCATTTAATGTAGTAAGAGCCGCATATCCCACGGCTGTATTATTGTCAGCAGTATCTTCTGTGCTTAAAGCCGCATATCCAACAGCTACACTAAAACTACCAGTTGTAAGTGCGTCACCAGCGAGGCCGCCTATAATGGTGTTTCTTGTGCCAGTTGTGACTGCTGCCCCCGAATTGTAGCCAACCGCAGTATTAAACGTATCTGTAGCTGTAGTGAAGTTTTGAGCTTGCAAACTACCCCAACCAATAGCAGTTGTTTTGCTGCCTAATGTATCTGCTGTTTGTGCAAAACCGCCTATTGCTGTGTTGTAATCTGCATCAGTAAGAGCATCTCCAGAACCAGTCCCGATTAGAGTGTTGTTTATACCTGTTGTGACTGCTGTACCCGCCGCATAACCAACAGCAGTATTACTACTATCAGTAGATGTTGAGAAGTTTTGACTAGCTAAAGCTAAAGTTCCAACAGCTACAGTTTTATTTCCCTTTGTGTCAGTAGTTAAAGCACCTCTTCCAACAGCAGTATTATAATCTGCATCAGTCAGTGCATCTCCTGCTCTACCCCCTACAAGAACATTTTCTATGCCTGTAGATAAAGAAAGACCTGCTAAATACCCTATAGCCGTTGATTCAGAATCTGCACCTGCGTTAAGAGTTTTAAGTGCTTGATAACCCACAGCAGTATTTCTGCTATTTGCGTCTTCTGTTGACAGAGCTTCAAAGCCTACTGCTACATTAAAATCCCCAGTTGTAATTGCAGTGCCAGCCTCATCGCCCACGACCACGTTGTTGTTACCGCCAGAGGCTAGTGAGTTACCTGCGTTAACGCCAAGGCGTAGGTTGGATGTACCTGCTGTAGTGGTTGAAAGCGTTCCCCCCGTAGATGGAATCACAACATTACCACCACTGGTAATTGAAAGTTTTGAGGTGGCCGCTTCAGACGCCCCTGTCATAAACTCTAAGCTGGTAGCGTTACTAGACGAACTAAAGTCGCCCTCTGAAATAGCCTGTATAGCCGCCGCAATTAAAATGGCGTCCGTTCCCGTGCCTTCGTTTGGCGCTTGGAAACTAATCTTACCCAAAACATCATTGGCAGCAATATCAGCCTCTGCCGTTTGCAGAGTTAACAAAGCCGTGCTGTTATCACCCGTGCCGGGGTTTTTAACAAACAAGCTGGGTACGTTTAAATCAGTAAGCGCATCAACTACCACTGCCCCTGATCCAGCACCATCTGAATAGACAGCTTTAGTGTGGCCGTTAGGAATGGTAACCGTAGCGCCAGAACCCTGCTTGATAATAATGTCAACAGACGAACCTGTTGTGGCGTTCTCAATAAACCACATCTTGCTGACGGTGTTTGGACCCAATGTAATGGTGCAAGTGCTATCCAATGAACCTGTATACTTTAGGAACATCGCACGACCGGGATCAGTGGCCCCATCCGCAATGGTCGTTGCGTGGGTATCGGCGTTAGTCGTAATAGCCTCAGTGCCAAAGGCAAAGGCTTCTGCAATTAATTCTAAGTTGGTGTTAGTTGTATCGCCCCAAGAGCCAGACTGTTCGCCTGACCCAATTTCTTCTAGGCGAAGATCGTTTGTATATACACTTGCCATGTTATTATCCTATGCTGCAATATCCGCCCAAGACGGTGTTTGCGAAACGGTTATGTTTAAAAAATCAGATGTTTGAGATGGTATTATTTGACCCCATGTGGTTCTCAAATTACCGACTATACCTGTTGCGCTAACGCCCGTAACTTCTACATTCGCGGCCCCTACAATGGTTGTAGAACCTATGGCAGAAGTCATCTGTGATTCGACGTTAGTTGTGAAGTAGCTTCCTAGAACAGACGTGCCTGCAACACCTGTTACAGAAACATTAGAAAGACCTGTAACGGTTACAGCGCCAACGGCGCTTGTAGCAGAAGTTCCCGTGACGCCATTTATCGCGTCACCCGAAGTGGCAACGCCTGTAATTGCACTGGTCGCAGTTAATGGAAAGGCAACATTGGTATTCCAAGTGCCAGTATTCCACCCTTGTATGGAGCTATTCCACCCCTGAAAGGCTGCGACCGAATCGGCCATTAGGCTATCCGAATAATCGCGTTAGAGGCGTCCGCAGTTGGAAATACAATCGTAAAGTCGCCAGAACTGGCAGCTTTATCTGCGCCAAAGTCCAATACGCACACGGTAGGATCGCTAGTGGCGGCTTCGTTAAAAATCAACGCGCCCCGCACCGCCGAAATAGTAACCGTCGAAAACACCTCATCAGCAAAATCGGTAAGCGCGGTTGTGCTGCTTGCGACCGGAGTAACACTGGTCAGGAAGTTGCCCTTAGCGGTATAGTTTGTGCCACTGATTTCGTTGGTTGACGTATAAGCAGTGGTTGCAGCGGTGAACGTGGCGCTGTTATCATACAGTGCCAGTTTAAACTGATTACTTGCCGCCGTGAAGTTATGTACGCCTTTTAAAATCTCAACTTTAAAAGAAGTGCATAGAAAGTTGCCGTTAAAAGCCATCTACATTTTCCTTATATATTCGGCCAACGTGGGCTGACCAGCATCTTTTATTGCATTATATACCGTAGTTCTATCACTCTTGATAGCCTGTTTCATATACACTGCTATGATCTTCTCCATCTCCGCCCGATAGGCTAGAGCCTGGTCCTTAATTGCAGGAGGTGCGTTATCAGAAACTCCGATGATTTTATCCACGCAACGCTTTGCGGTTTCCTCTGGAGTAAAGCCCCTATTGTTTGTAGTCTCCACACCAACCTTAAAATCATTGGACATCGAAACACCAAAAGACATATTGTTCATGTTCTACGTTTCCTTATTGGTCCGTACCGGTATTCATCTGCAATCTCCTGACCCTCACCAAGGTTCTTGAGACGTGATAAGCCTTCCGCAAACCGGCGTTCGTAAACACTGGCTAGTGCAGGATCACCCTTCATATAGGTGTAGGCGTCAGTTAAACATCCATACAGCAATGTCATTCGAGCCTCGTCACTCAACCAACTTACAGAAGTGTCCGCACCAATGGCTATTATATCGGCAGTTGCCCCACTAGAACTGCCCGTTATTGTTTCTCCCACAGTGTAGTTGCCACTGGGTATTCCATCGATCAACGTTGATGAAGACGTAACCTCGCTAACCGCAGAAGACTGGCCGCTAGTGCCGCCCGTTATTGTATCTGACGATGTAAACGTCCCGCCCTCTGGAATTACCGTTAGGGTAAACAAGCTAGTGGTTAAACTGGCAGGTCGATACAGATAGTTTAATTCTAGATCAAAACCAGCGTTGGGCGTTGGCGCGACTACAAAGTTATCTACATCAAACTGAGCATAGTAAATGGGAACGCCAGTGGTCGCGGGGTTCGGCGTGTAAGTCTGCACAAAGTCCAAGTCTTTAAACAGTAAGTACTCTTTTGCCCCACTGGAAATAAAGCTCAAGGAGAACGGCGCCATGAAGTCAGAAGGAACCGCAACGTATTGATTGCCAGAAGTCATGACCCCCGAGGCGTTCTTCTGAAACAATGTCAGTTGCACGTTCTTTAGAATACGCTCTTCTGCCATCTCAATAAACAATGGAAGGTTCTTAATAAACCCCGTCTCATCGTTCTCTGTATAATCCTGTATCGCTTCTTTCAGCGTGGTATATGTAAAGCTCATGTCTGTATCGTAACCTCTCCCACGGCGCCTTCAGCAAGTAGCGGATTAGAGGTGAATGCTTCATCCCCTCTAAAGCCAACAGGATTCCAACCGTATTGAATGTTTCGTTGCTCCGCCAAACCAGATTCGGGGCGAGGATTTAGTAGTGCTTGAGGATCATTTCCAACCCTAGGAGGAAATAGTTGTGGGTGCTTGGGCTCGAACTCATCCTTACCGACTTTAGCGCCAGTCCATTCCACACGCATATCTTTCAAACGATACCGAAAACCAGATCGATCTGATATACCATATGCGTTTTTATCAGAAGCGTATGCCATGCTAGACCCTCAAGTATTGAAAGCTGGGCTGGAGTTTCAATGGTACGCGATCTTCATCTTCGTCCGAAGCGCGTTGGAACTCTTCCTCATAGACCGTCTTTAGCATCTGCAAACGATCCGGTGTTCGCTTCATTGCAATATAGTACGCTAGACCCGCAACCATGCACGGGTAAAACCGAAATGGCATATCTGTTGTATTTACAAGGTTGTCTGCGTCCTCAATACGTTGGACGTAATAGTATACGATTTGATCAGTGGAGTTCTCAGGAGTGGCCCAAAGGTTAATTATTGGAACAATCTGGCGATCAAAGTAAAATTGGCTAGGCCGTCCCTCAGTGGTTTTAGTAGGAAGAGTTGCGTACTCTCCGCGACTAATCCGGTTGATCTCAAAGTCCGTTCCATCTCGGCGCAGCACAACTTCCAATACATCCACAACCGTGGCATCTAGTGTTACGGCACTGGTTCCTTTTGTCAGAGTGGCGGTGGCCGACCTGACCGTCCACATATTAATTCCTCTGTTTGCCCAATCAGCAAACATCAGGTTCAAAGATCTTCTAGCCGTTCGTGCGTCATATCCCGTGCGGACTTCTATGCCACAGCGTTCGTAAGCCTCTTCGATGATCTCACCGACATCTATGTTGAAGTCCCTGGTTCCTGATGTTGTCATAGCCTCAAGTCTTTCATCTTAAAATTGCCGAGCGCCAAACGTTTGTTTGCGCTTATCTGCCATCACTACGCCGCACCCTTTCGCGACCGCTTTCCCTTTTTCCGTTTTTCCTTTGTACGGCCTTTTGGGTTCGTTGACTTCTCCGCCGAGGCTGTATCCTTTGACCTTAGCTTTTTTGGTGTTGCTAACAACGGTTTTGCCTTTCGCGCCAGCCTTCTTTTTTTTATTTGCAGTCGCAGCTCTATCTTTTTTAGAAAGAGAACGTGCCTTAGCCGAAGGTAGGCAGCGGTCAGGGTTCTTCTTATCTTTTGAAGTTCCACACTCACCCTTAATCTCACCATCGGTTCCTATCCTCACCCACTTCTGGTCGCGCCATTTCTTTAGCTCTCCCATTATGCCCTCTTTTTCCCGCTCTTGGAACCTTTAGCATAATTAGGATCTTTGCAGTACTTGGAAGCAGCCATGTTGGCATACGCAGAAGGATAAGTATCAAAGGTGCGCTTGGCCCACGCCTTTCCAGACGGGCAGATTTTACTACCCTTAGACTTAGCAGATACACCTCCACCGTTCTTGTAGTACACAAGACCTTTAGATGCTTTACCGGGAGGTTTGGTTATTTGCTGTGTCATTTGAGATCGGCTTATGGTCAAGACCAGTTCTCCTCTGAATATACTCGTTCCACATTTGCTCTGTTTGATGTGCTACCACAGAAACGTCTGATTTAATTGATACAACTTGCACTCCAAGCCAACCACAATACCCAAGGGCTATCGCGGTTAGTGTTCCAAGGAGCGCATCTTTAGACATATCAACTACTTTTTCTTAGTCATGGATTTAAGAGTTTTAGCCTGACTAGCATGTAGCCTTGAGGCCTTTTTCAAACCCTTAACAACCTTCTTTACCTTCTTTTGATTTCCTTTAGACAGCATTAGCACTTCCACCTTTTTCTAGCCTGACGGAGTCGGCTGTTTGGATCCTTGGCAGCTTTTGGAAACTTCTTCATCTGCCCAGCAGACCGAGCGCAATAAGACTTCCGTCTCTTTGCATCCTTACTGCCCTTCTTAACTGTGCCCGTAACCGCGGTCTTTAGCTTAGACCATGTGTTTGCAGAGCGGTGAGCCTTTACACCCTTCTCAGTCATACCCGCTCCAGACTTAGTGGAACGGTAATTCTTTTTAGTCCGAGGTATCGCCTTGTCTCCAGCCATAAGAAACTCCTATGCGTG